TCTTTTTGGACAAACCACGTTAATTTGGGTCGTCAAATGGGGTTGGAAATGTCCCCTGGTAAGAGCTTTATAAGTAATAATTTCTGTCAAATTAATAGTAGAAATTTTCATTACCCACTTACAAGTAGTAAAGGACAAAGTTTAAAGATGTTTCAAGTGGGTCTCTTTTTTGGTAAACAAAAGCATCAGGATAGAGTTACAGGTATAGCAGATGAAAGAGAAAAGGTCCTTTTGAGAAAGAAACCCTATACCTCTGTTATGAATAAGATATTTGATTCTCTAGATAATAAAAACTGTATTTTACGTTTTTATCATTTCTATAAAACTAATATAGATGTCAAAGTAGAATCAAAGAATAGGAACTGGTTTCTGCCAACTTCTTTAGGTGGTATGGGAGTCTTACCCATAATAGGTGATAGTAATATCTTTTATAGTGACGATCAAGTTGTCACCTCTAATTATTACCATTACAAAAATAAAGAAGTCCCTGATGTTTATTTCCTTCCTTCTTTAGGAGCAAATATTGGTAAACCGATAATTCTAGAAGAAGGTTTTGATTTTAATAATAAAAAGATGAGGAAGACTAATCTTTTCATCGATAAGGATGAAAAAGAAACTCAAGTTAAGTTTTATAAAGTTTCACATTTTCTGAAGAAACTTTCTTATTATAATAATCTTTATAATGAGAGCTTCTTAAGAGATAATCATTTTAGTCAATATTTATCAGACAAAATTGAATCTCTCCATTTAATACTTTCTAGAAATAATTTTAGATCTAATAATTATTTCCCTCACTTGAGTTTCTACTATACAGAAATGGCCGGACGTAGCAACGTGAATTCTGAAAGATACTTAAAGAGTCAAGAGACTGATGCTATAAAAGTCCGAGACAGTCCCTCAACATATAAGGAATGCCATACAATATGTACAGACCAAGAGTCAGAAGACCACGTAATGTGGTCATTAAAAGAACAACAGTAAAGAATAGCGGTCGTTCTAAACCCGTAGTTATAGAACTTGTTTCTCCACAACCAATGAAACAACAGAATACGAATAGCCAAAAGAAGGCTATGATCCCCTCCATAAATAGATATACTTTAAATAGTGGAACTAAAGTAGCTAACCATCCACAATCTCAACGATTGTCAGGTCCAACTCCTTTTAGAGGTATAGACCGTGATCCTGTTCAAAAGAAGCCTGCCATGAGGGCACAACAACCCTTAAATTTGCATCATATTCTTGATGATTGCACTAAGTTGTTTATTAAGGCCAGGACTGATCCCTTTGGAATATTTCCAACCCCCCCATGTAATCCGATGTCCGAACCAG